GGTGACAAAGTAAAAATTTTCTATGATCCCTCAAATCCCGATGATAATGAAGTTGATGGAATAAATCAAACGATGGTTGGTTTTGGTCTAATCGGTGGGGGTTTTTTCATTGTGATGATTGCCACTGTGGGGTACCTCATCGCAACAAAGATAAAGGGTGGTGGGACAGCCTTGACAGCCATGACTGCTTTATCAGCAGTTAGGAGGTAATTTAATTTTCTAACTCAAATTAATGAAGCTAGTACTTTGCATCATATTAATTTATGTGGTCATCTCACTCTTTGAGTGGGTGATACATAGATATGTAATGCATGGTAATCCGGGTAATCTCAAAAAAGTACCAATCTTTGGTGAAATTTTATCCCAGACGGCTCGTGATCACTTAGAACACCACGAGCATGTGAATATAGATATGACATTGAAAAACGACATCAAAACAAAGGGTGTATATTTTCCATGGATTACTACACTTGTTTTTATTTCACTTATTTATGTGTTTTTGAAGTGTTCGATACCTTTGCCACTAGTGTTGGTTATTGTTTCTGTTTCAATTCACAATCTTTTATGGAACAATTGGCATACAAGATTTCATCAATATCAAAATAAAATAGGTGTACTAGACGGACTTCCTAAATTAGGTATCTTCCCAGCTGGTCCCATATACAACTATTTATGGAAATATCATGCAATTCATCATTCACAAAAAGGTAACAAGTACAACTTTAATATTATCTTACCAATGTTCGATCATATATTTGGAACATTAGGATCTGATTATTGTATAGATAATACAGAGTATTGCAAATTTAATCCTAGAGATGATAGATGTCGTCAAAAACAAAAATACTGCTTTACTAAAAAAGATATCAAAATTTAAAATTTCTCACTCGGTTTATCGGCACCTATATACACTGGTGGTGCTTCAAGTATCTCAAGCTCAAGCTTACCCTCTTGAGTCTGAGATGGTGTTACATATGCTATACGGCAGTCATTCGCTCTTAGTACAGGATTACCTGTTTGAACTGGAACAACAATTGGTTTACAAAGAAGAGCGAACATTTAATATAAATAGATATTTTAAACTTCATCAATTTCACCGATGTATTTAATATTTTTATTAATTTTACGTAATAAATTTTTGTTTTCTAAATACGCTATGCGTGTACCCGCAGCGTAAATACACTCCCTCGTGATATTAATCGCCATATATTGAGTGCTATTTTTAGCACAGAGTTCTGCTCTAGATTGTATACGATCAGGGGTGTCTATCATACAATCAAGTACAATGTCCAACGGACCCATATATTCTATAATTGATTCTAAAGTCTCTTCGGAATCTTTAGCCTTTGTCGGAAGTAATGTAATTACTTGACGTGGTCTATCCATGTCAGTAATCATCGATTTTGCATTTTTATAACTAGTTGATACATGAAAATTTTTATTTTGCGAAGGACCTATTCCCATTCTGATTCCTATTTTATGTAAAACACTTGGTAAAACGAGTCCAACCGACATATTATAATTCTATAATTATCGTATATTTTAAGTTCGTTGTTTAACATTCACCCATCCTTGAATACTTATATCACTCTCTTCACACCAAGGATAAATATTATGCTCATCTCCTATGAAATTAAGAGCACGAACACCATTTTCGATACATTTATCACATATAGCTTTATTATCATCAATGATAAGACCTATATTAAGTGCGCGGCATATATCTGCTTTATGTATCTCGTTTGGTGTATAACTATTTGTAAGTATGACGTCATCGAATACACCTGGAAAGTATGTATCTATCCACGCTTCTGTTTCTTCTCGGGCAATATCTTGACGTCCGGTGAGTATATACATTTTATTATAACGCTCTTTAAGGTTATACATGGCCTTTTGAGATCCTTGGATAGGTGTGAGGTTCATGAAGGCTTTGGATTGATAAAATTCGCGGACCATTTTTTTTGAAGTTGGTTCGTCTACTTCAAATATTTCACGGTATATGTATCTATACTTGGGTTTACACCATAATTTATGAACTTGACTATGGTGTTTTGCCAAGGGAAGGAGGAATTTTACTAAGACTTCATCGACATCAACTGCGACCCTGTTCATTTATTTATTACAAACATTATTCATAATCTCTAATTACAACACCCACGGGAAAACGGGGAACACCAAGAGTGGTAAGGTTTTGGAAACGCACGGTAAGCATCTTTCCAATGTACTTCTCATGGTTCTTGTAATGCTCCTCCCTCTGAGCAATGGTACCCTCAGGTCTAACATTGAATTGCTGACCATCTTGGGTTTTACAGACCCAAACAACTGCGTCTGCGTCACGACCGTGACCCGTCTTGGCACCAGTGATTTCATATTCCTCGGTCTGGAAATCCTTGTGCTTGAGGAGATAGTTGCTTCGCTGACCAACCTCATAGACACTGAAGGGGTCACGGATCATGGTACCCTCAAATCCCTGCTGCATGAACATCTTGTGATAGCCTTCCATATCCTTATGCCTTTTGACACTGAATGTCTCAACATATTCGTAATGGGGATTGTAGATTTCTTCTTTGACACACTTCCAGCGTTGCTCAAATGTCATCTGAAGCTTCTTCAAATCAAAGAAGTCAAAAACATAAAATTTGAGCTTCAGAGGGTCAGTCTTGAAAGTGCTGGTAAGTTCCTCAAAGTTGAGGTTAGGGTCATAGGCTTCACCATCAACGTATTGACCTGGTCCAAGACCCTTACCAAGAACCTCGGTCCCAGGGATAATCTTCCCAGTTCTTGAGATGCCACCATCCTTGGAGACAAGTAGGCGAACACCATCAAGTTTAGGTTGGACGTAGAACGGCTCAGAGATGTATTTCTGGCGATCTTCCCACTTGTTGGCGAGCATAGGCAACACTTGGTTGCACTTGGTATGCTCATTGTTCCACATGGTTTGGGCTCTCTTGAGAGCCTTTTCATAACCAGTCTTGACGTTGGTTCGTGATTCAGTAAACTTGTCACTTCCCACGATACCGGAGATCTTCACAATGTCCGCAGTTCCATCCGTCAAGTCCTCAACTTTGATGTCAATGTAGCGGTTGCGGTTGTGTTTGTCTTGTTTGATAAGGCGTTCCATTATAGGGGTAATTAATTTCTCAACTTTAAATAGATGTCTGGATTACCAGTTGTTAATTACGCTAGAATGGAGCGACTTAGGCCTCCAGAAAGCACAGTGTTGCCTTGGAATTTAAACACATTTTGTATAATATTTATAATTCTATGTGTACTAGCTCTATATCGACGCTCAGTTATACTCACTCAAGAGCGTGGACGATTCCATACTTGACGCAGTCATTTGGGGTAAGGTAAATATCCTTCTTCATGAGCTTCTTCAGCATTTTCTCAGGAATCTTAGTCTTCTCGAGATACATCTTCTTTAGCATCTTCATGAACTTATCCGTCGATTTCAATTCGTGTTTAAGTTCCTGAAAATTACCCCACATCTCCGTAGAAATTTGGTGAATTAAAACGTATGCGTTCCTCCCCATTTTTCTCTCAGATCCTCCAAGCAACATAAACGTCGCGGCACTGCAACAAGACCCCTGTGCGATGGTAACAACCTTCACGCGTGCGGATTCGAGAGTGTTCATCATTGTCATGCCAGCAAAGATGTCTCCACCTTCACTCATGATGTGAACCCTAATTAGGGGTTCGTACCCAAAGAGTTCAGCTTTCTTTTTAAGAAGTTCGACCTCCAGTTTTTTAAATTTTTCAACAAAATCAAGGGCGTTTTCGCGGTCCACGTCAGCATAGAAGAGGATTTCGTTCCCAATAACCTTAACATATTCTTCAGATTCAGGTTCTTCATCCTTCGTAGACATTCTTTAGAGCCTTCTTTACTTTTGTTACTTCTCTCGATTTTAAGCCACTTCCAACAGCCAAATGATTAATGACGTCGAAGTCTTGAGGTGTGATTCTATATTCTACCAACTTACTTAGGTCTCCTTTCTCCGCATATTTCTTCAAAAGACATAATTCTTCAACCCCCAATCCCATTCTCGATTTTTTCTTAATGTCATCAAATTTACCCTTTCTCATTTTGTAATTACCAAGTTTAGTCCAACAACTCCCAGGTCTAATTTTATCCTTCACGAGAGGTTCACCTAAACACTTCTTTGGTATCGTGATGGCGTGTAACACAAAATAAGGTATGAGACTCCAATTACCATATTTGTATATATGATTGTCGATGTGATCAGCTGTAGAAAATGAATCTGTAATTTTTAAAATATCTGCACCGTTCGAATTAATGTAATTTTCTTGGAAAATGTCCCACATGTGTCCATGTTCGTGTATACTATCACGAATAGGTATAGGATTAGGATCTGACAGTATTTCAGCAATAAATTCTTTCGGTGTTTTGAAAATATCCATTTCATCATATCCGTCAAGATAAGTGAAAAAGTTTCGAATATTACCATTACATCTATACGCCGCATTCTCAGCCTTTGGACTCCTATCATCTGTAAGTGTGAGTAATGTTTCTGGTTTGTGTCTAGGAATAAACACAGTTTCAAAGTTTGGGTACATACACATGTTTATAGAAGTCACCAACAATGAACCACGAGTCAGAGGGTTACCATCTGAAACTTGTTCTATGATAGGTTTAAACAATGGGTCATAGTCTTCAATAAATACATGCTTTGTAGAAGGTTTAATAAATGTCAGAAACGGTGATTTACTTTTTAGATGATCGGTTCGTAGTTCAACATGACTTAAACCTTTCAACACTTCTTCTAGAATGTATGATTTACCAACACCATACCCCCCACATATGAATACATTCTTTCTTTCATCAAGATACTTACGAATAAGATTAATCTGTTTTGTGTGAATTGTTGTCACGGTATTTATCTCTTCTTTTTTTTGCTCAACTATTTTAATGAAAGAGTCCATTGATGATCTTACTAATCAGGCCATAGATTTAGTGCTTGAGAATGACGCACTACATGAAAGAATCGTAAAACCTTTAAGAAAGAAAATTTTACCATTCATTGCATGTGGAATTCTAACCAATGTGGTTATGTTTATTCTTTTGGTGTACCTTGCTCGACGTCTGTCTCTTCTTCCTCTAACTCCTCAACTTCATCTAGATTAGATTCTTCACTAACTTCGCTTGGTGGGGGTGTTTTCGATTTAGAAAGAAATTTACCGACACGCTCGAGGGGTGTATTTTTAGTTATAGCTTCAATTGGTTCAATAGTCTTGGGAAGTTTGAGAATTGGGATTGAACGCACATTAAGAATTTCAGGTTTTGTAAAAATATTATCGAGTGGGTATTCTTTATCAAAATCTATCATTATTTGTTTAGGAATTGATGGAGATTGTTCGAGAAGTCTGTCGTATTCAGTCTTACAGTCCTCAACAAATTTCAAACCATCCTTCTTACGTTCATCACGTGATATCGCTAACATGAGTCGAATATTTCTAGATAATAGACCATGAGCTAACGCCGCAGTTCGATGATTCTCCATTAATTCGTTGATTTTCAAAAACTGCATTATAGTCGCGATCAACCCTGCAATTAAATTCAAACCACCTATAACCGATGGTGCAGCGGGTTGAATACTAGGGGGAAGTGTGGATTGTGCAAAGTTAGCTGTTCCTGTAATAGTCGAAAGTACAATGACGGGTAAGGTAAATTTCATACTCAGATCTTTATAGAGTAAATATGACCTATGATGCATAAACCTATAACACGCACAAGCCTCACCCCATTGTCGTAATATAATTTCGTGCTGGTCATTCCATACAATTTTTTCTTTTACCATTGTATATAGTAAATGAATATAATTTTTGTATTGCACGTTATTTTTTTACTCATGATTTTGATTGTACCTTTCACGAATAATCGCAGAAATCTAGAGTTTTACTCGATGGTTATACCATTTATTTTTTATCATTGGTCAGTGAACGACGATACATGTGCATTAACCCAAGCGGAGATTGCAATGACTGGTAAATCTAAGGATGAAACTTTTATGGGAAGACTTGTTGGTCCAATTTACAAAATGGAAGAGAATGATGTAAATAAGATGACGAAGACTATATTTTTCGCACTTTGGGCATTTGTTCAGTATAGACTGGGTGTTTTCGATACATTCTTTGATGAACTAAAAGTAACACTCAAAGGTAAAACTACTTCTTCTTGACGAGTTCTTGAACTTGTTTCATAAAATTACGATTCCTTTGAATCCTGGGGTCGGCAGCAATTAAACGAAGAAGAGCTGCCGTGGGTATAACAGGTTTGTTACCATTGGATTTAGGAGTCTTTTTTAATTTTGTCTTTGCGTTCTGGAGTTGTTTAGCTGTTGGCATATACTATATATGAGGTTATTATTTGTGAAGCCATGTATTAATAGTGTATCTAAAAGTGTTATTATTTAGACTTTCGGTATAATGTGGATGTGTCCAAAAAGGAGGAAAAATAATAACATCACCTTGCTCTAATTTTGTTTTAAAATTTTGACACGGAAATACAATTTCTCCGCCGTCATAGTCACTGTTTAATGCTATTATTACAGAAACAATCCGTGATTCTGGGTGGTCGGGCCCCGCCTTGAGTCCATCTTCGTGTAATTTCGTTGGTCCGTATATTTTTCTTAGACACACAGGTTCTTTTATAGAATTTGGAGCAAAAGACAGATGATATCTTTTACCAAGATACCTAGAAAGTTCGTCTAATTTTGAAAATATAACGTCACCGAATGGATGATTCATAAATAATTGTTTTTCGTACGCGTGTACATTTTGCCCACTTCGGGGTAGCAATTTTTCACCTGTATCTTTATTTATAGCATCGACTATCTTAGTACATATGTCTTCCGAAAAAAGATTACTCAACACATATATATTATTAGAACGTCTGTTTGAATAATCATCTAGTCTTTCTTTCTGTGAGAGAGAAAGAGTGATCGTCATACGATTTCAACGATTTTTACCTTTAATATATCTAAACCGATCAAATATATTAGTTGAAACTTTAAAGTTAAAATATGCAATCATACAGATAGCATCCGCTATATCATGTTTTCTTTCATATGGAATCTCGTCATCTAGATATTTTTCGGCTAATAGTACGGTTCTCTCTTTTCGTTCTTCATAATCCAAGTGTCTCATACCAAAATGCATATGCATGCTCACAGGTGAAATCAAGTCAACCTTATCTCTGAACATGTAATTTAATAGAATCTCAATATTTGTGAATCCTCCGGGTGGTTGTCTCTCTATAAGTATTCTATCAGCCATGTCAAATAATCTTCGATGTTCTTCAACAAATAAAGGGACCAGATCAACAAAGTCATTTGTACGTATATATTTGTAGTCCTCCAAATTCACCTTTTTCATATGCTTTACATCAATTTTTGGACCATCTTCAAACTCAGCAAACACTAACCCCATATTATGAAACCCAATGTCTATCGCCAAGACCTTCATATACCTTTCTACACAATTTCTTTTAACTTATAAGCTATAGAAACACGAAGTGAGTTCTGGTACAAAGGTGATAATCCTACATGTATAAGTTTAGACTTGAATAATACACCTCTGTTTGTAATTGGTTCAACATCTACAATCATTCGATTCAGCTTAAATTTTGTATATCCACCAAAAAAATCACAATTTGTTGAATTTATAGTCTCTGGCGTAGAAGTCATATATAATAAAAATGTATACATAGCA